GAAAACTGGTAGAGTTACAGAAGTTGAAAAAGATTATATTACAAACATCTTAAGACTTTTTACACAATCTGATGTTGAGGTTGGTAAAAATTATTTTGAACAGTTTATTCCAAAATTTAAAAATAACGAAGTTCGCAACATGTTGGGTTCATTTGCAACGAGAGAAGGAATCCACCAACGTGCATATGCTCTACTCAATGATACTCTTGGACTTCCAGATAGTGAATATCATGCATTCTTAGAATATGATGAAATGACGGATAAGGTTGATTTTATGACGGCTTCTGACCCATCTACGGTGAGAGGTTTGGGTTTGGCGCTTGCAAAGGCAGTATTCAATGAAGGTGTTGCACTATTTGCTTCATTTGTAATGTTGTTGAATTTTCAACGTTATGGTAAGATGAAGGGTATGGGTAAAGTTGTCGAATGGAGTATTCGTGATGAATCTATGCATGTTGAGGGTGTTTCAAAACTTTTCAGAACATACTGCAACGAACACTCTAGAATTGTTGATGATTCCTTTAAAAAAGAAATTTATGAAATGGCACGAATGTCAGTAGAACTTGAAGATAAATTTATTGACCTTGCCTATAATCTTGGTGATATAGATGGACTCAGTTCCGATGATGTAAAAACTTATATTAGATATATAACAGACAGAAGACTTCTTCAGTTGGGCCTTAAAACCAATTTTAAAGTAAAAGAAAATCCTCTACCTTGGTTAGAGTGGATTCTTAATGGTGCAGATCATACTAATTTCTTTGAGAATCGTGTGACTGAATATGAAGTAGCAGGGTTGAAAGGAACTTGGGAAGAAGCCTACGCAGCATAAAGGAATAATAAATGCAAAAAATAGGCTGTAATTTGTGTGCTGGAGAATATACAATAGAAACCCATAATTCCGAACAAATTCGTTTTTGTCCAGTCTGTGGTGAACCTCTAGAAGACTATATAAATATAGAAGAGGATGACTATATGGATGAAGATGAATGGGAAGAATTCGAAGAATAGCAGGAATTGATTATAGTTTGACCTCTCCTTCTGTATGTGTATATGAGGGAGAGGTTGAAAAAATAAAGTTTGATAATTGTAAGATATATTTCTTATCAAACACAAAAAAATTTTCAGATTACAATTATAAAAATTTAGATGGACAAGAAAATCTGTCCAACTTTTCCACGCCTGAAGAAAGGTATGATTTTATATCTGATTGGGCAATGGATATTCTAATTTCTCATGAAGTTGAGGAAGTCTTTCTTGAGGATTATAGTTATGGTTCTACTGGAAAGGTTTTCCATATTGCAGAAAACTGTGGACTTCTAAAATACAAAATGTGGCAATCAGACATTAAGTTTACTTTGGTTGCACCAACTCAAATAAAAAAATTTGCAACTGGTAAAGGAAATGCAAAAAAAGAATTGATGTATGAATCATTTTTCAATGAAACATCAAGAAACCTTATAGAAGAATTTTCACAAAAATCAGAAAAAATAGGAAATCCTATATCAGATGTAGTGGATTCTTATTTCATATGCAAGTATTCTACTTCAATATAATTCACTTATTTCAAAAAACTTATTGACATTTGTTTGACGCTACTATATATTAGTAGTTATTAAAACAAATGAGGGACACATGAATATTTTTGTTCTCAATAGAGACCCTATAGTTTCTGCAATCGAGCAGTGCGATAAACATGTTGTAAAGATGCCTACAGAATCTGCACAGATGTTGTCAACTGCACATCGTATACTGGATGGTTATGTAGAAAAACGCCCATCTAAGTCTGGTAAAAGAATGATTGACTATTGGGTGCATCCAGATAGTAATTTGGAGAATGTGTTGTATAAAGCGGTACATCACAAACATCCTTCTACTATGTGGACTATGCAATCTAATAACAACTACAATTGGCACTATGTACACTTTTGTGCATTGTGTGATGAGTATGAGTTTAGATATGGAAGGAAACATGGTGCAGATTTGCGGTTAAGAGAAATTCTTGCATCACCCCCAAAAAATATTCCTGTTGGTTACAAAACACAACAACCTCTTGCTATGAAGTCTAATCCAGAATGTATGATGTCAGATGTAGTAGAATCATATCGTGCATTCTACCAGACTAAACAGGAAAGATTCAAGATGGTGTGGAGTAAAAGACCAATACCCGAATGGTTTGTTTTAAAAACTGCTTGACATTGAACGAGTGTACTGGTATTATTAAGAGTAATTAAAACAAAACAGGTTATAGAACTATGATTTTAATAGATTTAAGTCAGGTTATTATTTCCAATCTAATGACACAAGTTGGAAAAAATACTGATGATATAGACGATGGGCTTATACGCCATATGATTCTGAATTCTATCCTAAACATAAAGAAAAAGTTTTCGGGAGATTATGGTAATATAGTTATTTGTTGTGACAACAAAAACTATTGGAGAAAGGATATTTTTCCATTTTATAAGTTTTCTAGAAAGAAAGAACGAGAGGATTCTGGTGTTGATTGGGGGTTAATCTTCAACACAATGCATGAAGTCAAACGTGAATTGCGTGAACATTTTCCTTATAAGTGTATTGAAGAGGAACGTGCAGAGGCGGATGACATCATTGCGGTGATTGTAGAAAAATATGCTCCATGCGAAAAGATTCTAATCGTATCTAGTGATAAGGATTTTAAACAGTTGCAGAAATATCCAAATGTTTCTCAGTATAGTCCTATTCTCAAGAAGTTTCTTAAGGAGAACGATCCAACAAAATATCTTCGTGAACATATTATTCGTGGAGACAAGTCGGATGGTATTCCAAACTTTCTTTCAGAAGATGAGGTTTTCGTAGAAAACCGCCGCCAACGACCTATCACTAAAAAGAATCTTAGTGGTTGGTTAGATATGAGTAGAGAACCAGAGGATTTTTGCGATGCAAACATGATTAAGTATTGGAAAAGAAACGAGGCGCTTGTAGATTTGTCTAAAGTTCCAGAAGAACTCAAGGCTAAAATTCTTAACAAGTTCACTAAAACCCCAAAAGGTAATATGAATAAAGTATTCAACTATTTTGTTGAAAACAGAATGATGTTACTTATGGAAGAAATTGAAAACTTTAAAGAAAAAGAGTATCAAACTTATAACGACATGGTGGAGCTATGAAAAAGTATTCAAAAGATTATAAGTCCATTTCAAAGGTGAACCCAATCGTTCATCACGACCATATCTATGGTTTTGAAGTAAAAGTGACCGAATTTAATAGTAAATGGTCACGAAATGGAAAACCAGTAGTCACTAAAAAGTTTTTTATTGACGAAAATAAAGCAGCTGAGTTCGCAGAAAGTATGCGTACTTGATTGTTTGGCCGCATGATGGAATTGGTAGACATAACGGACTTAAAATCCGTAGGCTGTAACGGCCGTGCCGGTTCGAGTCCGGCTGCGGCTACCAAACAATGGGTGGGCGGCGAAGATGGTGAGTCGCATCAGACTGTAAATCTGACACGAAAGTTGAGTTGGTTCGAATCCATCCCCACCCACCAAATTTATAGGTAGATGATGAAAATTGACATACCCCATCCAGATGAAATAAATCAAATAGGTACACAGATTACTATCCACAAGTGGGATACTTGGAATATGGATCATACTCTGGCACTAATCATTTTACCTATGTTGAAACAACTTAAAAAAGAAAAACACGGCTCACCTTATGTCGATCATGATGATGTACCAGAAGAGTTGCGACCTAAAGAGACAGATGAACATGGCACTGATGATACACATTTCGCACGATGGGATTATGTAATAAACGAGATGATATTTGCTTTTGAAAATAAAGTAGATGATTCTTGGGAAGATCGATACTTTACTGATTATGAAGAAGTAACATTTGAGTTTGAGTTCAAAGGAGTCGGGCCCGCTCAACTTCGTCTGTTCCCAGACGAAAACGGTGACATGGAAGATTATGAACTTTATGAATGGGTTCGTGGTGAAAACCCCAGTAAGTTTGACAAAGCAGGACTTATGGCGTATCAAAACCGCATTTCAAACGGTTTTAGATTATTTGGTAAATACTATGAGTCACTTTGGGATTGAGGTTTAGTTATGAAAAATAGATATAAGGAATATTAAGTTGTTTAGTAAGAAGTGTAAATTGCACTTAGAGAAAGTTGGAGAAACACCACTGCAACATTTTAAACATGCAATGTGGGTTTTCTTACAACTACAGAAGGCATCAATTGCAGTAGTCATACACGCAATCGCACCAAGATTTTTTGTATCCTATGCAAGTGATAAATGTAAACAAATATTGGGAAGTAGAAAAAAATGAGTGAAGAAAAATTTAAGGTACACAGAGCCCATAAAATGTTAGACTGGCTTGAAAACGAAGTTACAGATTGGGCCCACGGTTTGGTTACTGAACACTTTGATGTTGAGTGTCCAAGTGAATTGAACAAAGAACAAATTGAAGAAGTAATTGAAGAGTATGAAGAACTTTCTGATTATGCTGGTGGTGATTGGTTGGCCATTGGTATGAGGAATGTTGTTAGTATTTGGGAAAATGAAAATGATGAGTATCTTCTCTAATGAAAATCTTAAACTTTGAAATAAACAAGGGACTACACTGGACAACAGTTCTCACAGAGAAGATTATGTTGGCAGTGATTGGAATCTTAACTGTACTTGCTGCATCATTTGATGTAATTGAGATGATTCAAATCATGAAGATTGAACTTGCAGATTTATTTCTTTTGTTTATCTATACAGAAATTATTGGTATGGTGGGTGCGTTTTATGTAAGTAATAGAATTCCAGTCACCCTACCTATTATTATCGCAATGACTGCATTGTGCAGACTGATTGTATTACATAGTAAGGAGGCAGACCCTTGGATATTAGTTGCAGAAGCTTCTGCAATTTTAGTTCTGGCAGTCGCTGCCTATGCAATGTCTCTAAAGGATAAGTTGAGTTTAGAGAAAAAATCTTTAAGAAATGAGTAAAAAGTGCTTGACATATATAGTATAATGTCGTATCATATATACGAATGATAACTTTTAGAGGAAAAAGATATGAACAAGTTTAAAATCTTCTCTGCAGTTGTTGCACTAGTTGCACTCTTTATTGCTCCGTCAGTAAATGCTCAGAGTGTTATTGGTACAGTTGTACAAGTCGACCCGATTTACGGTACACATGTAAACAGAGTACCGCAACAAGTTTGTAGTGAATATCAAGTTCCTGTCTATAATGGTGGAACCATTTATAATGGTGGTGGTATTGTAAATAATAACGCTGGTAATGTTCTTGGTGGTGCTATTATTGGTGGTATTATCGGACATCAGATCGGTAGAGGTGATGCCAGAAAACATAACCGCAATGTAGGTGCTGTTATTGGTGGACTTATAGGAAGTCAACAAATGCCAAACACTTATGGTAATGTGTATCAGCCTGGTGGAGTTGTTTCAACTCAGATTCAAAACCGTTGTTTTACTACCTACACACATCAGCAAGAAACCTTTATTACTCACTACTTTGTAACAGTAGATGTGAATGGTACTCTGATTCGCCAGAAAACTGGAACACGATATAATGTAGGTGATGCAATCGAAGTATATACTAATTATCGTCTTCGATAAAAAGAAAGTTTTGTAATGACACATGAGAGTAGTATTCTCAGAGGGAAAAGATATCTAGTAATTGACTCTTTTTTAGATGAGAGAGTTGCAAACGATATGGAAAATCTTTGCCTAGATTATGAATTCCCTTGGTACTTTGGTTACGCAGAACAAAAACGTAAAAACAATTTTTCCACAGTCGATAAAGGCGATCCGTTTGGACTTCACAACCACCCACTGGTAAATGATGGAGTCCAAGCGGTTCATCATATCGTCAAAGAAAGAGAAGTTGTTTCTCAAAATTTTTACAAAGAGTACTTGTCTAAGATTCTTTTCAAAATAGATTCACATTTTGGTGTCGAAAGAGTTCCTGTTCAAAGAGCAAAATGCAACTTACAACCTCAATTGACAAATAATAAACCTATCTATTTTAATGTGCCACATATAGACACTATGGATAAACATATTTCGTTTATCTATTATATTAATGATAATGATGGACACACCATATTTTTTACTGATGAAAGTAAAGATAAAAACTCTCCTCTAGAGATAGAACACAGAGTTGAGAGTAAAAAGAACAGAATCGTTTTCTTCGATGGTTCTATCCTTCATACAGGACAAAATCCAATAAATTCGCATTTGAGAGCGGTAATTAACGTCAATATTGACTGGATTTGATAAAAAAAATTAAAAAAAAATTAAAAAAAATTGTAAGTCATTGATTTTGAAGGAAATGTTTTTTTCGAAAAAGCTTGACATTTGGGTTCAAAACCCTTATATTATATATGTAAGGTTGATTGATAGAGGATAAATTATGAACGAACAAATGGAAACCCTTCTAGAAAACATCAAGAAAGACTACTTTGAGTGGACTAGTCGTTGTGCTCGTAGGAAACTTGATACCGATGGTGAACTTACTGAGATCAACAAACGAATGATTGCTGATTTCAATGATGAACTTCACTATAAAGTTGGTAACAAATACATCAAAGTTATCACTGGTAATTGTGTTTGGGGATTTATTGTCAATACTGAAAATGACAAAAAATTCCGCAAGGGTGATATCTTGAAAGCTGCTGGTTGGGCTGCTCCCGCTCGGAACGCTGCCCGTGGTAACATCGTTGATGGTGGTTACACCATTCAGTGGACTGGCCCCCTTTACCTTTAATCCGATAGGAGATATATTATGAACGTTTCTCAAATTTCTCAGATGATGACCGAAGCTCAGACCGCCGCTTATGAGGCTGCTTCGGAATTTGAAAACAAATACTTCCCAAACAATGGTTGGGGTATGTGTGGTTTCGCTTGGGTAAATATTTACGAATACCAAGGACAGAAACTCAAAGGTAACACCAAGATTGGTCGTGCGTTGAAAGCCGCTGGTATCGAACAAAATTGGCAACGTGTTTTTTCAGTGTGGAATCCTTCAAAGTTTCCTACGCAAAATGTTGATACTCTAGAAGCGGGTGCTCGTGCTGCCGCAGAGGTTCTTCAGAAGTATGGTTTCGTTGCCTACGCTGGAAGTCGGTTGGATTAAGGAGAGTTTTTATGTGGAATCCAAAAAACGCATCATGGGGTTGTACAGAAGTTACCAAGGAACTTGCTGTGAAACTTACTGAACTAATTCCCCTGCAAGGTTCTGTTGAAAATCCTCGCAAAAATCGACACCTTGAAAAGTTTCGCAAGGCACAAAATGTTGTCTACGATGTTTTCAATAATGGTTTGTGCAATCGGGGTTCAGAAATTAACAGAGTTCTTGGAGTAAAAGCCCGTGACTTGAACCTTCCAAGGTTCGCTTATGGAAACTATTTCCAAGGTAATTGGGATCAAGTCGAAGAACTTGTGGAAGAAAAATTCACACCAATCGTAATGAACGCAGCAAAGGAACAAGGATTAGTATGATTTATTCGCTGTTAGAATCGTCAATGCGTTGTGCAATTGAACGAGAAGAAAATATTAATGAAGATGGTTCTATTAACTGGAACTTTGTCGATGCAGACGCATATTGGACATGTTCAGAATTCTTTAAGGATTCCGAAGCATTCTACGAAGCGTTTGATGAAATCGCAAATGTTATTAATTCAGAACGCACTTCGATAGAAACTGCAGAACAATTGGAGTTTGTACTCCACTAGGAGAAAATATGTTAGCATATTGTGATTACATTGCAAATCGTATCAAAACATCTCTCACAGGAGATGGAGATTTTGAGGGGTTGATTGAGGAAGTCGGCCCTATTAAGTTTGACCTTGCTCCTGCTGGGTGGATGCAGTCAACGAAGAAGACTTTGTTGATGTGGGATAAGAATGGTAAACGCTATCGTGTAACGGTAGAAGAAGACGAATAAGTTTAGTTAAAAAGTAGTCTTATAAGTTTACTAAATAACCTGTATGAAATTTTTAAAAAAGAAAAAACTCAAAAAGATTGATAAGTTTCTGAAGCGTGGTAGAATTGATAAAATTGTCAACAAATGTTTGAAGGGAGATAGTAAATTATTTCTCGACAAGAACCAAATCGTTAAACAAAAACAAGTTACTGAGTTGAATTGGGACGGAGAATAATGGAAGTAGGTCTGTTAGGTTTACTTGCAGTATTCTTGTGTCCAATGGTATTTGGTGGTATCACTTTTTATTACTCTCATAAGACTACTGACTCAGTGACAAAAAATACTTGGGAATATTGGAGAATTGTAAATGGCAAAGACAATGAAAACTAGTGGAAAGGTAAGGAAAACTGCAAAGATGAGTTCGCATGGTTCATATCGTGCAAAACGCAAACCGAACTCACCTTTGGTATTGGCTAAGAAAAGAACTCAGGCAGCATCTCAGTTTGGTAAAGACCCTGCGTTTAGAGAGGCGGTTTATGGCATACTCCAAGAAAGTTCTTGACCACTACGAAAATCCTAGAAATGTAGGTAAATTTGATCCTGACGAAGATGATATTGGAACAGGAATGGTAGGAGCCCCAGCCTGTGGTGATGTCATGAGATTGCAAATAAAGGTAAATGATGACGGTGTTATCGAAGATGCAAAATTTAAAACTTATGGTTGTGGTAGTGCTATTGCTAGTAGTAGTTTACTTACTGAATGGGTCAAAGGAAAAAGTCTTGAAGACGCCGAGTGTATCCGTAATACAGAAATAGCGGAAGAACTCGCCCTTCCCCCAGTAAAAATTCACTGTTCAGTTCTTGCAGAAGATGCAATCAAGGCCGCAATAAAGGACTACAAGGAAAAACACTAATGTATCTCTGCATTTGTCACGCAGTTAAGGATGGAGATACTAGTAAGTATCACCTTATAGGTACTAAATGCGGTAAGTGTTTGGAAAAAGATCAAAAAAAACCATAGTTTCGTGAACGTGGTCGAGTGGTTAGGCAACGGATTGCAAATCCGTATTATGCAGGTTCGAATCCTGTCGTTCACTCCAAAAAAAATCAATTTTTTTCATCAAAAGGCTTGACATTTGTGATGAAAAGGGTTATATTATATATGTAAGTTAGTTATGAAAGAGTGTGAATGATAGCAAAGAAAGAAAAAACAATATTAGTTGACTGTGATGGTGTTCTCCTTGATTGGGAGTACGCCTTTGATTGTTGGATGACTCGCCACGGTTATGAAGCCGTCTGTGAAGGTGAGTATAAGATGAATCTAAAGTACGGTTTGACTAAAAAAGAAGCAAAGCGTCTTTGTCGAATGTTTAATGAAAGTGCTTGGATTCGAAAGTTGCCTCCTCTTCGGGACGCAATCAAATATGTGAAAAAACTTCATGAAGAACATGGATATATTTTCCATGCAATTACTAGTTTGAGTAACGACCAGTATGCACAACATCTACGGACTAAAAACCTTCGGGAATTGTTTGGAGATAGTGTCTTTGAACGGTATGTTTATTTGGATACTGGTGCAGACAAAGATGAAGCACTTCTAGAGTATGCTGGTACAGATTGTTTCTGGGTTGAAGATAAACCTGAGAACGCAGATGTTGGACTTCGGGTTGGATTGGAAAGTCTTCTGATTGCTCACGACCACAATATCGGATACAAAGGAAACGCTCTTCGGGTTCAGAACTGGAAAGAAATTTACGGTTTGATTACTGGTTAATTAAACAGCAATAGTACTACCTTGAGTAATATTTGACCAAGTTGGATTCCCAACTGTTTGTGCATGAGTTAATGTTGCATAAGTTTCCCACCTATTGACATCATAACTAGAACCCAAATTACCATTATAATACTGAAGATATATGGTCGGCGGAACTCTGTCTGGGCGGCCAGCCGAGAAAGTTCTTAGATTTAAAGAACCGCCACTAAAATCACTAAAATCTAAGGACGAAGACAAATAGAAAGCAATATAATCTCCAACCTGCCCATGCCAAGCTGACCTACTTCCATTAAACATCGCTCCTGGCCCGGCATCGATTTGACCAAGGTTAGTCCTTACATTTTGCGTAAATGGATTTGCATTAGGGCCAAAGATGCCGTATTCTCCTGACTGTAAAACTCCAGTATTGCGGTAAGTCATAGTCGCCGCCAGTCTTGTGCTGTTTGCGGTATATAATCCCCCAGCACTCTCAATATCCCACAAATTATTTGAATGGTTAGATAAACCATTAGCATAAAGTCTCCATAACTGTGCCGAAGTTGCAGCATTCATCAGAGAAACTTGAAAAATATCACTTGTACTATTACCAGAATTGTCATATCCTGTAGCGGTAACATTAAAACTACTTTCAGCAACATTGATATCTGATGTTGGAGTTATTGTGAGTGTGGAATACTGACTTACAAGATTTGATTGATTTAACTGAATAGTACATATGTTTTGATTTGGGTCTGATTCAGAAATTACCCAAGTCAAAAGAAGTCCTTCTGGGTCAGTCGCAGCTAATTGTATTGTTATTGCAGAATCACCAGTTGCAAAAGTTTGATCTGAAATTGGAGTAATTATTGCTGGTGATTGGTTTTGTACCATTGACACAGAATCCCAACCACTGCCATTAAAAACGAACAGTTTATTAATATCTGTGACTAATACCATGTCTCCATCTGTTGCGGTGCTTGTTGCTGGAAAGTCTTCTGGACTGCCGATAATATTTACGCCACCAATGCCAACAGCACTAAGTGAACCACCTTGTGACAATAGTTGTGACAGTTTTCTTGCTTTTGATGCAGGCATTAAATAAGACCTTTTTCTCTTAGTTTCTCTCTATTTATGAGATGTAACTCTACTAATTCTTCTTTACTCTGTCCTTTATACGGAACTGCATGATTATTTTCTAACATTAGTGAAGTAATAGTTCTTTTCGAAAAGTTATTTTTAAAATCTTTGTATTCAATTTCAAAATCTCCAAGAATTCTTCCAAACTTTCCTGTCTTATCTTTCTGTGTTTTGATCGTTTGAATAGAACCAATCGGAAGTAATTCTTTTAGGTATGCCTTTGCAGCAAGTCCAAACTGTTTTTCTACTTTATCTCTTGTTCTAGATTCTGGAGTGTCGATTCCCATGATTCGAACTCTTTCTTTGTGCATCCAGATTCCAAAACCTAAGTCGATGTCTACATCCACTGTATCACCATCAACAATTCTTAAAATTTTACAATTATATTCATATGCCATTATATTATCCTTTTAGTGGTTCTGTTGGTGGTGTAAAGTTTGCAGTGTATCTTGCGAGTCCTTTAGTGAGTCGGAAGTCTTGAATGTATCCTTGTAGTGAGTCTGCGCCGGGCCCAGTCGTATAAGCATATCCAACTACAAACGGATTACTTAAAGAAAAGTTTATAGTACTAGAATATGATGCAATAGATGAGCCGTCAACATAAATCTTAGTGACACCTGATGATCTAGATACTGCAATATGATGCCAAGCATTTGTTAAAGATGATGTTGTACCGCTAAAAACGCTACCAAAGCTAGATCCAGAAGAATTACCCACAGTAAGTGAAGTTGCGGTCATTCTGACACTAAATCCACCAGAATCGCTGATAGTTCTATTACCCATAAGTTCCAAACCAGATTGGTAGTACACCCAACACTCTACTGTAAAATCTTGTGTGCCGAGTAGTACAGGTTCTTGAGAAATAATATAATCGCCCGTCCCATCAAAATACATTGACTTAGTGTCTGCAAACTTAACCTGAGTTGTTGAACCAGTAGTGTTTCCAACCAGCTTCAGATTACTACTTTGAGACTTATCTATGATGGAAGCATCTGTTCCAGAAACAAGAAGTGAAGTATTTGTAATTGCTGTAAGTGGGGCAGTTGGTGGAGTAAAGTCGGAAGTGTATACAGCAGTGCCTTTAACAATACGAACATCAGTAAGGTATGTATTAGAGAA